CTTCGACGTTGACGACTACGAGTACCTGCAAACTCTCGCCCTCACCGGTGACAGTGCGCTGGCTCGTGCTGCATACAACCGGAGCTTCGACCTGTGAAGCTCAAAGACAACTTCATCCCGTCCAAGCCCAAGAAAACAAAGCAGGGGCAGGGAACTCACAGCAAGCCAAGTCACGGACGCAAGAAGCGCCGTGGCCAAGGCAAATAAACCCACATATCACTCATCACCAATGGCAAACCGCTACACCTTCTCCACCACCCTGTCCGGCTTCGTCAACGTCTACGAAGACTCCGGCAAGTACAACAACCGCACCTTTGCTTACACCATCCCCGCAGACACCCTCGAAAAGATCGAAGGTGACCGGGTCGAGCTTCTGAAATGGGCCAAGAGCAAGTCCTCTGGCCGTGTCCAGGAAGCCATGACCCCCTGGGATGAGGCAGGCACCACCAAGTACACCTACGGCGAAGGCGACGGCAGCCGCAAGTCCAGGCCTGAGCCTGTCTTCGTGGACACAGATGGCAAGCCCATCGAGCGTGGTGTGCTCCGGGACGTCCGGGCAGGCTCCAAGGTCCGCTTGATCGTTGATCAGAAGCCCTACGCAATGGGTCCGAACATCGGCACCTCCCTGAAGGTGGTCGGCGTTCAGATCGTCGAACTGGTGACCGGCAACGGCGCTGTTGACTCCGGCAACCTGTCCGTTGAGGACGTGGCTGCCCTGTTCGGCAGTGTTGACGGCTTCAAAGCCGACGAGCCTGCTGTCCGCAAGGCTGAGACTGCTGCGACTGGGAGCGACGACTACGAGTTCTGATGAATTACCGGTCCGGCTTGGAAGAGCGGATCGGGAATTACTTCGACAAGCACGCAATCCCCTTTCTCTACGAGATCGAGAAGTTCGACTACGTGACCAAGTCGCGTTACACCCCAGACTTCTTCTTACCGAACGGGGTGATTCTTGAGGCCAAAGGGTTCTTTAAACCCTCTGACCGACGGAAGATGCTGGCCGTCAAAGAACAGAACCCAGATCTAGATATCCGCTTCGTATTCCAACGAAATAACACGCTGTCCAAAAACAGTAAGACCACATACGGGGCCTGGGCTGAAAAGCACGGGTTCCAGTGGTGCATATATCCAAACATTCCCACCGATTGGTACGAATGACTGACACACCACTTGCTCTTCTGACTGAGATCGACCAACTGGTCGCCCGGCTTGAAGAGGAATTCCCACCTCAATTGATCTTTGAGGCACTTTCTGAATACCTGGAGCTGGCCGATGACTTTGGCTACCTCCGATGATCAGAACACATTCGTTCGACACGAGCCGTGTCCCGAGTGTACCTCCAGTGATGCCTTCGCCGTCTACTCAGACGGTGGGGGCTACTGCTTCAGCTGCGGTCATCACGTCAAAGGTGATGGCGAATCCATTCCCTCCACCAAAACCACCCGCATGATTCCTTACCAAGGAGACTTCGCGGCCATTAGGTCACGGAAGCTTACTGAGGAGACCTGCAAGAAGTTCAACGTCCGGGTTGATGCTGGTCCTGTTATCAGGTTCCCGTATTACTCAGGCGGCAGGGTCGTTGCCTACAAAGAACGAGACCAACAGAAGAACTTCACCTGGTCAGGTAAAAACGAAGAGCAGCAACTCTTCGGCCAACAACTGTTCGGCAGCGGCAAGACCGTCGTGGTTACCGAAGGTGAGATGGACGCTCTGTCCGTCTGGCAAGCCCGACCCAACTGGCCAGTCGTGTCAGTCCCTAACGGTGCTCAAGCAGCCCGCAAGGCTCTGCAATATCAGCTCAAATATCTTCTCGGTTTCGACGAAATCGTCTTGATGTTTGACAACGATGATGCAGGCCAGCAGGCCGCTGAAGAGTGCGTAGGACTGTTTCCCCATGACAAGGTTTTCATCGCCACTCTAGGCCCTTACAAGGATGCCTCAGAGGCCATGCAGGCAGGCGATGGGGACGCTATCCGTCAATCAGTTTGGAACAAACGATCTTATGTCCCTCAATCAATTATCGATGGTCGCGACCTCTTTGATCTCGTCTCTTCTCCCCTTCACGGTCGTGATGCTGAGTATCCTTTCGCTGATCTTAATGGCGTCAGTGGTGGTCTACGTCTCGGAGAGCTGGTCACTATTACGGCAGGCTCAGGAACGGGTAAGAGCACACTCTGCGGGGAGATCGCAGTATCTCTCATCAAACAAGATCAGCGTGTCGGCTACATTGCACTCGAAGAATCCGTTAAGAGGACGGGGCTCCGTCTGATGACGGTTAGTGCTAACAAACCTCTGCACTTAAACAATGAAATTGGTGATCAAGCGCTCCGCGCCGCTTTCGAAGATACCGTCGGAAGTGGTCACGTTTACCTTAGGGATGGCTTTGGTTCTGTTGATCCAGACCTTCTTCTGAATGACATCCGCTATCTAGTTAAAACCAACGAAGTTAAATGGATCATTCTCGATCACTTATCAATCCTCCTGTCTGGCAACGAGTCCAACGACGAGAGGAAGATGATCGACGTAGTAATGACAAAGCTACGCAGTTTTGTCGAGGAGACCGGTATTGGTCTTCTGCTTATTTCGCACCTCCGGCGGAACCAGGGCGATCAGGGACATGAGGACGGAGCCAAGGTCAGCCTTGGGCAACTCCGTGGCTCACACTCCATTGCTCAGCTCAGTGATCTAGTCATCGCTCTCCAGCGAAACATCTCTGCTGGTGACAACAGGTCTGAGCTTGTGGTCCTGAAGAACCGCTTCAACGGGCAGACCGGCCCCGCTGGTCAGCTCGCATACGACACCGAGACAGGTCGCCTTCAGACCGCTCTCGACTTTGCTGACAATTCCACTCAGCCAATTTCTTACGATGACTTCTAACGCCACACATGCGTGTCTCTTCACCAAAGAGCACTGCCTCCCCTGCACCAAGACCAAGGACTACCTGCTGGAGATCTACAAGGAAGACAACGATCTTGCCAACTACATCTCTGTGTTGAAGAAGGAGAACCACTCCGCTCTTGTTGAGTCCTACAACCTGAATCTCTACCCCACGCTATTGATCGTCGGCCCTAACGGTGTCGAACTAGATCGTGTTGTGGGTGGCAAAGAGATCCGCAACAACCTCAAAGGAATCCTTATTGCTCTCCGAGCTAATTCTAAGTGAAAGAACCAGTACTGATTCACATCGAAAGAACCTCACACGATGAGCTGATCAAGCTCGACGCTGAGCTTCCTTCAGATATCCACCTCGTCCGATACAAGAAGCCTACCTGGAAGAAGAAGGAGAACGTCTCCGCCATACGTGCATTCCGCAAGGTTGACATCTTCGACCACCTCCACGACGCCGGTTATGCGGTGCTGGAGATCACTTCTGGATACGGACGAATAAAACCAAAACTATTCAACAATGCGCCTCGCGTTTGACATTGAGACTGATGGTCTCCTGCCTGAGCTGACCAAGGTCCATTGCATTGTTCTCATCAACCTGGACGACAACACCAAGTACAGGTTCGGCCCCAACGATTACAAGAAGGGGCTACAGATGTTGAAGAATGCAGATGAGATCTGGGGTCACAACATCCTGGGATACGACATCCCGGCGATCAAGAAGCTCCACCCTAACTGGAAATTTAACGGGGTCACTCGTGACACTCTCATCCTCTCGCGTCTGTTCTTCACAGACCTGCTGGATCGTGACTTCCGATCCCGCCCAGCCAACATGCCCGCCAACCTCTATGGACGTCACAGTCTTGAGGCATGGGGCCACCGGCTGGGAGTACATAAATCTGAGTTTGGCAAGTCCCTTCATGGGGATTGGTCAACTTATACCCCTGAGATGCTGGAGTATTGCACTCAGGACGTTGTGGTCTCTTGTGCTGTTGCTGGCATGTTCCAGCCCAAGCTTGAGGTCTACAAAGATTGCATCGAGACCGAGCACAAGATCGCTGAGATCATGGCTTGGCAAGAGGAATGTGGATTCCCCTTCGATGTAGATAAAGCCCACCAGCTTGAGTCAAAGCTGCGTACTGAACTGGACCGACTCTCAGGAAAAAAAGAGTGGAGAAAGAAGGAAAAG